GATAATATTTATACTTGGGGTTATTCTAGGAGTTTATCTTGGTTGGAAGTACGAACTTGCAATCAATGACTTTATAGAGTCAATTAAAATACATTTAAACATTAAATAGTCTTGAATTTTGTGCGTTGCACAATTATATATCCTGCATGATATATACGACTGAAGAAAATAACTTTTACTCAAAGGAGAACTCAATGTTAAACTATTCTGACATTAAGAACTACTGGACTAAATTCTACGCAGATGCTTTTGAAGATGCAAAATCATTTTGGAAGAACTATTTAGACACAGTTCAAAACATATACAAAAAATAACTTTATTTTGACAAACTAATTTGATATTAATGCACAAAAATTTAATGTGCATTTACAGATTAGCTAATGGAGAGTGTCTCTTGCTAAAGTCTTGCAAATGCTTAAACGACAATGGCAAGAACACAATCAGAAGAATTAATAAGTCTAAGGGGTCATATTACAGGTATTCGTAGAGAAATAAAAATATTAGGCACAACAGTATATAAATTAGAAAAAAGATTAGAAAAATTATTTTGGTCTATATTTATTGCATTAGGCACTTTAAGTATGGCTTTATTGACTTTATTCTTAGCTAAGTAAGTATTGCCAATTAAAACGAATACAACTACTAGTTAGTTTATGAATAAAAAAATCTTAGTTATTTCTGATTTACATATTCCATATCATAGACCAGATTCATTTGAGTTCCTAAAAGAAATTAAAAAACAATATAAGCCAGATACGATTGTAAACATAGGTGATGAGATTGATTGCCACGCACTTTCGTTCCATGACCATAACCCAGATTTAGCTTCTGCTGGACATGAACTTGTAAGAGCAAAAGATTTCATTAAAGAATTAGAAGGCATATTTCCTGAGATGATTTTGTTAGACTCAAATCATTCTAGCTTAGTTTATCGTAGAGCAATTAAATCAGGAATACCCAGAGGTTACCTAAAAGAATATAACGAGTTCTTAAATGTAAAAAAATGGAATTGGGTAGATAACTTAACACTAACACTTCCAAATAAACAAAGATGTTTCTTTACTCATGGAATATCTGCTGATGTAACTAAAGTATCTCAGATTAATGGAATGAGTTGTGTGCAGGGACATTTCCATTCTAAGTTCAAGATTGAATACTGGGCTAATCCTGATGCACTATTTTTTGCCATGCAAGTAGGTTGTTTGATACAACAAACTAATATGGCATTTACTTATTCTAAAAACTTTAAAACAAAATTTCTAATGGGTTGTGGAATGATTATAGATTCTACTCCAAGACTTATGCCAATGGTACTTAACAAAGAAGGAAAATGGATAGGGAAGTTAGTTTAAAAGAATTACTGTTTAGCGAGACAGCTACAAGACTTGGAATAGACAATACTCCAACTGACCAAATCCTAATTAACTTACAAACATTAATTTACGAAGTAATCACTCCAATAGTAAATCATTTTGGCGATATTAAAATAACTTCAGGTTATCGTTCTCCTGCTTTATGCAAAGCAATAGGTTCAAGTGAGAGGAGTCAGCACACGACTGGAATGGCAGTTGATTGCGAAGTCTTAGGAGTTCCTAATAAAGAACTTGCTGACTGGATAGTTAATCATTTAGAATTTGACCAATGTATTTTAGAATTTTGGAAACCTGAAGAAATCAATTCAGGGTGGGTTCATGTAAGTTACAATAAAGCTGGTAATCGTAAAATGTATTTAAGAGCATACAAAGCAAATGGAAGAACTGTTTATGAAGTCTTATAAAAAACAAGTTGGTGGCAATCACTATAAAAAATACAAGATTCAACCAATAGAATTTATATTAAAAAATAATATTGGATTTTGTGAAGGTAATGTCATAAAGTATATTTTAAGATTTAGAGAGAAGGGATTAATTGCTGATTTAGATAAAGCAATTCATTATATTGAACTACTTAAAGATTCAATTAAAAGTAGTAAATAGCATAAATCTGATTTAAACGCATTTTAAAGCATATTGGCTTTATAATGAGAAACAGCTTAAAAACTCCTATACCATTAAAATTTAGGGGTATTTTGAGGGTTTAAATAGGCAAATTTAGAACATTTAGAGAACAATATGGACATTATAAGAATAGACCCAGATTTTACACCAGAAACACACACTATTGGTGCTACATCTGCTCAATCATCAGCTATTATAACTCAATCAGGTATTATTAGAATAGCTATCTCAGGAACTCATGCTCACGTTAGGTTCGGTGCAAATCCAACTGCTACTGAAGAAGATATTATGTGTACGCAAGATTCAGTACAATACTTTGCATTTAAGTCAGGCGATAAAGTTGCTTTTATTAAATCAGGTGATGGTTCTGGTCAGATAAACATTTGTGCAGTAGATTAATATGATTCCAGCTATAACTGCTCTTGCACCTATTCTTAATAAAGTTTTTGGAGTTATAGACAAATCTATTTCTGACAAAGACTTAGCATTAAAATTAAAGAACGATTTAAATATGCAGTTACTTCAATCTGGTACTGAAGAACTAAAAGCTACTGCAAGAATAGTTGAAGCTGAAGCTAAATCAAATTGGTTTGTAGCATCTTGGAGACCATTACTAATGTATGTATTGATTGCTATTCTAATTTGGAATTTTATTATTAGTCCAATAATCTTAGTCTTATTTAAAATAAATGCACAAGTACTTTTACCTACTGATGTTTGGACATTATTACAAATAGGTTTGGGTGGATATGTGGTTGGTCGTTCAGGAGAATCTATCGCAAGAACTTTAGCAAATAGACCAGCACAAAAAGATGAATAATTTTTATCTAGTTACCTATTCCATTTCTTATGTGAAGGTAAACTCAGATAACATAAAAGAAGATATTGTTTGGTGCAGATTCTTTGACAATGAAACATTTGTAAATTCTAATTCATTTTTATCACAATTAAAGCAAGTAAAGAAATTAAGAATAACTGGAGTTGAGTGGGAGATAGAAGATTGTAATTGGTTTGATTATTTTGATGATATCTCAAATACTATTCACTAATTTAACTGAACTTCAAAGTATTCTATATTATCATTTGGAAAGCATTTTAGTTGCGACTTTGGTAACAACTTTAATATTTGATCTACACTTTTAAAAATAATCTTATCAGCTAAAGGAAAGCAGATAGTAAATCTAGTATGATAGTTTGTGAACGATTGCTCAAAATAAATATATCTTTTTATATCTCTAACTTTAATCTTAGCTAAAGTTTTTCCTTGTTCCCAAGTTGCGTTCTTTAATTCAACAAAGAACTGCTCTTGCTTATATGCTTCTTTAGGTGCGTAAACGAAGTAATCTGGGAAGCTTTTGATAAGTGTTGGGAGTTTGGCAAACAAAGGAATAACACTTTCAGCGAAAGATTGAGAATCGCTAACAGCATTAAGACCAAGCTTCCGATACAAATAGCCACGACTAGTGCAATACTGAACGAAACGATCTTCACTAATGTTAAGATAATTCTTTGTGCGATTTTCATAAGACTCATGGTTAAAGTTCTCAATGTATTTTTTATCATTCATTTATCTACTCAGTTCACGATTAGTTACTAGCCATGATCTGTAAAGATCAACCCAGCTTTGTAAGTTTGCATACTTGCCTTTAAGAATAGAATAATTTTTTTCAGCAACTAATAAACCTTCAATGATTGTTTTGTAGTTCTCATCACTATAAGCCCACTTCTCAGCTTCAGCTACCGAGCAATTCTTTTCTATTTTCTTTGTGAGAGTTATTTGACTGAATGTAATCTTTTTAAATTCTTCGCAACGTCTAAAAGTATATAGTGCTTCTGACATTTGTTCTGATACTGAATCCAGTTCAGCTTTTATTTCATCAGGATTTTTTAGAGATAGATCGTGCATACCTTCCTTTACAGTTTACAGTTGTACTAGGTTATTATCCTAGTAATTTTTCAAAGTTAAAAGCTATCTTGGAATTGATAAACTCTCTAAGTCTTTTTGCTTTTTCAAGTTTCATCTTATATTCCAATTCAAGATCAAGCAACTTTCGTTGGCGATCTCTCAGCTTCATAACTACTTGGCTTTGTTGTAGCATCAGCTAGTTTTATATTATTTCTTATGAACTTAGTATTTAGTATGTCCACAGAAATAATCTTACCTTCCTTTGTTTCAGTTAGAGCATCTTCTGTATTCTCAAATAGTTCTTTAACTAAGATAGAACACTCAATTAACTTTTCTCTAACTACCTTCATTATTTTACTTATATATATTTTATAATTAATTGCAAGGATATGGCAGGTGGAAAAGGGGGAAAATGAAACTAAACCAACAAGGTTTAATAAACCACCTGCCATAAAATTTCTAGTTATGAAAATTCATCTGAAATAAAAACTTGTAATCTTTTATTTTCAAATCAATTTCTTCCTTTGTAACACCTATTTGGGAACTTTCAATCCCAGATTTTAGAAGCGACATACAAAAAATCATTTCATCTTTAGAAAATGGCTTTTTAGTCTCAACTGTTAAGTCAGCATCAAAGTCTTTAGCCACATTAGCTAGTTCTTTTTCTAACTCATCTGGGTTGAAGCTAGTATCAGGTTTTGCTTCTGTTTTAGCACCAGTAGGCAACTCCTGAATCATTGGAGTTTTATCTTCCTTACTAAGAACGAATAAACTTCCATTCTTTTTTGATGCACCACAAGTTACAGAAACAGTTTTATTCTTTTCTAAGAAACTAGGTTTAATTGCCGACCATAAAACTATTTCTTGATCGTTTACTTTAAACTTAAAATTAGGAAACTTGTTTGGAGTTCCATCTTTTGTAAGTCTATTATCGTAAACGTATTTTACTACTCCTTGTACGTTCATTTACTTTTCTCCTTTTTGGTTTAGGTAGCGATACATTTTTAGGCAGGAAATCGCCACATCTTCCTGCATTTCTCCTATTGGAAATTC